CGCCGCCCTGGCGGTTGCGTAGGAATCTCCGTCATTAAAATCAGCAGCATAAGCACAAGGTGCGATCAACAAGAGAGAAATTGTTAGAATATATTTTTTCATTGGCCCTCCTTAATCGGCCCAGGTGTTTGAATCGTTCCAGGTTAAAGCATCATCCCATACAAGAGCAGCATGCACCTTTCCCCCACCTAATGAGTACTTGTCAGGAGCCCTTCTAAGAACTGATAGAGGCCCTTTTCTATCTCCTGGACAGAGTTCCCATGCTCCTATCTCATTCCCTCTTCCACAGTAGGTTGTATCTACTAGGTAGCCTGCATCGATTGCAGGGCTCTTAGGAGTCGGACGACCTTGAGAGTCTAGGAGGGGATTGGTGGTTAGCGTCGATGCCCCGCAGGCCCTTTCTGTACCGTCAGAGTCAGCGCAGTCCGTTGTTGCTCCATAGATAGCATTATAGTTGTCAGTGCTATTTGTGCTGCGGATTCCTGTTGCGAAGCCAGATATGATATTATTTGTCTGAACCCCGCCGGTAATCGACACGGGCTCATGGATTCCATAGCCTGTTGAAGCCCCACTTCCGGCGTAAACAAAGGTGTTATTGTACTGATTTACATCATTTACGAAGACGTATGAACCACGGTCTGCTGCTTGAGTGGCTACGACGTAATTGTTATAAAATTCACTGCCGGAAGATGAGGCAGAGAAAAAGACTGGACCTATCGCGCCACTTCCCCGTATTTTTAATCTCCTGGCAACCGTTCCTGGTGCTTGCGCATAAAAACAATTTCCCACCGAAGACACGCCCTCATAGCAATTGAGCGTTACATCCTCGATAACCCCAGCCCCAGCAGTGGAAGCGGCATTGAAAGCTTGCTTCTCATCGTGCTGTGGGTGTGTGATTGTCCCGCCCTGTACTAGCCACCCTGTTCCGGAAGTAAGCTGTATCTCGTCACCAGTGACCAAAGACCCCTGGCCTGAACCGGAGAAATTCGGACGGATAATTTGCAGATTATCCCCCCCACCATAGAAATCATCGCTTGAGATATTGTCAATCGTTACATCAACAATCTGCAATCCACCATTGCTAACGGCACGAATCCCGTTTGCAAAATTTGAGGCGGACTCATCAATCAGAATATCGCGAACGTACACCCGTTGAATTATATTGTCATAATCAGTGCTTACTGTCCCACCCGATGACGGGCATGCGATGCCTATTCTGTTCGCCTGCGTTGCTGAATCATCATAGGTAATTTCAAGATCCTGAATAGTCCAATAATATTTGTTCGTAGAATTTATTACTCGGTCCTGACTGTTTCCGAATCCGTCGAGAACTGCTTTAGATGTCGAGACAGATCCCCCGGCAGAATAGCTGCCAATTACCATTCTATCAGTGGTAGAATTTCCCCCTGTCGAGATATTCACATATGCCGCTGATACAGTTTTCCCAGATCGGAACAAATACCAATTTGCCCCCGAGTATGTTACGCCTGCGCTAGTATTGAAAGCGCCTGCCGCACCTGGAGATTCGGCGCAAGCGAACGAAAGGCCGTTGCCGTGGTTAACGCAATCCGGGTCAGTATAGTAGACGCCCGCGCCCGCCACGGACGGCAGGGCTAGAAACAAACTTAGAGATACTGTGAAGATCTTCTTCAGCATTTACTTAATCTCAAGTTCTAGGGTGATATCAAAAGTTGCGGAGTTTACCACATTATTAGTTACTGCAATAACCAAAGGAGTCTCTTTTACAATCAAAGTATAATCATTAGTTCCACCAATGATAGGGCCATCGGGGTAGTTCCAGAGAGAACTTGTGGAGTCTATTAAGTCTAACCCATTCCCTGTAGGGCTCATAAGTACGAAACCAGCTGAGTCTGTGATTGAGAGATCACTAGCATCTGTTGGAGCTGTATCACCTGGAGCGGCCTTAACCTTTACAAGGTATGATCCATCTAACCAGTTCATAATAGCAGCGGGGAGAGTGATGCTGAAAGCGGCGGCACCACTCGCAGTACAAGAGAGAGATAAGATCTTCTTGGTCCCTTTAGACCTTAAGGTATATGTATAAGTTCCACTATCAGCCATGCTGAATCCTCCTATTTTTTTATTAAGCCCATAAGACTCTTGGAGCCTTGATAGATCTTACCTTGCTTCTAATAGCAAAAGCAGTAAAGATGTCTCCAGCAAAAGTAAGTGATAAGGAATCTGAGATATCTGGAGAGTCTAACCCAAGCTTCTTAATATCTTTCTTAGACATTAATTGAATCTGCATCTTATTGTTGTATCCATAACACATAGAGACTAGCTGCCTTTTTAGCTCTTCATCTCTTGGAAGAGAGGCACCATTCTCTATCCAGTCTTTCATCATTCCCCAGAGCTGAGACCTCAGATTTAAGTACTGCATTGGGTTTGTACTTTTTGCAGATACTACGACTGGGTGGATTAACTGTTCTCCTAAGAGCATCTTAGCTCTATCAGCTACTCCTGCTCCAACTCCTATAGAGTCTATGTAGATCCCTTCCGCCCTGACCATGCTCTGATAATCAAATAATTTACTAGCTACTTCCATTGTATCAAGATTCTTATAGGTCTTGTAGTCTAGTAACTTCGGTCCCTGTCTGAGTGTGAAAACAGTTGAATCATCCCCAAAACGAGCTACATCAACACCCATTACTTTCGGGAAATGCTGATATACATATGGAGACATTATAACTTCAAAAGCTCTCTCAACACTTTCAGAGGATATGAACTGACTGTTACTTGCTCTGGGAAATTTACCTAGTACACGTACTCGGAAGATATCTGAATCTTCTCCATACGTCTCCTTCATCTCCTCTATCCAGTCCTTATTAATATTAGGACTCTCATAGGCTGAGAAGTACAGTCGATCCCATTTACCCCCTTTCTCTTTTCCCATCTCAGGTCTTGTAAAGATCTCTGCAAAACGACCAGAAGATCTAAGAGGATTAGAGGTCAGGATAAAACGACCGCCTTGTCCAGTCGATAAGGTACCTAGCAAGAGATCAAAGACCTTCTCATCAATGCCCGATGCTTCATCTGCTAGTACAACATAACTCTTAGCATGACCACCTTGAAGACTCTCCTCGTTATCTGCTGAGGCAGTTACAAGAGCTGCAAAGATATGCATCCTATTCTTGATATATATTTTATCTTTCTGAATTACGAAGAAGTCTTGAAAGTGGGGGAGCATACTTGCATGCCACTTAAGAGCTTCAGATGCAAAGACACGGGATAGTTGTTGATAGGAGGGAGAAGTTATCAAGACTCTACAGTCTTCCTGGGTTAATAAGAAGAGGTAGGTTAACCAGACTAGAGCCGAACTTTTTCCGGCTCCCTGGCAACTTGAAACTCCTACACGAGCTTGGGGATGCCAAGCAGCTCTTATGAGTTCCTTCTGTTGATCTGTAGGTTCTATGTTAAATAATTGACGTACTCCTAGAACAGGGTCTCTCTTCCAGTTGGCTAGAGTCTTAACAGTCTTATCAGTTAGCGATTGAGCCATCTTCATCCAGTACTGTATAGGTGGATTCTACTTTAGCCATCTCTATCAGCTTGTCAAGTGCTTGTCCGGGATCTACTTGTTCTACAGTAATCTTATCCTGGAAAGCTCCAATAGTCTTACCAAGCAGTTCAATTGCTTTCAGTAAATAACCTCTATCACCTGTTCGAGAGTCTGTAGAGGTTGCTATCTTATCTTTCAGTTGATAGATCTGAGATACCAATTCATTCTGAACTACTCCTTTTGTAACATCAAGTTGTAATTCCTGATCTGATTCCAGCTTCTTTAAGAAAGACTGGACATTTGGTTTCATGAGTAAGTAATTACCTAAGACTTGTATAAAAGCAGAATTGCTTCCAAGTACTTTGGAGAACTCAGACTCTTTAAGAGCAGTTGTCATAGATCCAGTTGAATGTAGTATAAAAGCAAAAGCTATCTCACTCGCCGTAAGATCTGTGGAATTAACAGGGCTTAATAGACTACTTAGTTCTGAGGAGCTATATTGTTTTAATACATTCTTAATCGTTAGATCTATATCAATAGGTTCTATGACTTTACTAGCTAAAGTAATTTCGTTCATTTTAGTTCCTAGTTCTATAGCTACCACTAATTTATCCCTAAGACCTTTAAAGTGAGGAAGTAAAGAGCTTCTACGAATATTCCAAGTATCCTCTAGGTCAGAAAGATTCCCGTTACTAAGATACGCTTGGAGGAGCGAATATTTGTCAGAGTCTGTCAGCGAGTCAATAGAACGTCTCTTACTGTTTATCAGTAGAAAGTTATACTTCTTTCTCTCTATTCTTTTTCTTTCAACTTTCTTACATTCCCCACAAGTCTGACAACCTCTTCTAAGTCTATTAGTTGTCTTAAGGGTTTCTCTTCCACAAGCACAGATACATCTCCAAAGTATCTCTCCTCTATCATTTCTAGTATGTGAATCGGCTAGAACAAGAAGACATTTACTTTTAGATTCAAAACCAACCATTTCAGCTGGTTTCTTTTGAACACCTTTTTCTCTATTGTAAGGTTGCTTTCTTTTATGTACTATCTTTTTAGGAAGTGGTATACTAGTATCTTCTTCGCTCATAGTGTACGCATAATTTAATTTAAAAATAGTTGATAATAATTAAAATACAGATAAATAAAACACAAATAAAAATCCTCTTATAAGATCTAATAAGATCTTTAAAGATCTTGTAAGTAGAGCATCTGGGTCAGACTCCTTAGACCTCTTCATTCTTATCAGGTAAAGAGTATTTATATTTTTCTTTTATCTATTAGTTTTTCTAATCAGTCTTTTTTGTTTTCTTTTGGTTTACTCTTTATCAGCTATATTATCTTTCTTTTCAATCTCTGAAGATCTATTTAGTATCTAAAGCTCCTTATAACACTATTATAACATTTTATTATTTGTTTGTCAAGTAAAAAATGCATATCAGATGAAAATAATTTACTACCTCTCATAGTATCGGAGATACTTCTACAAGGTCTTTAGTATATTCAAGTACTTATATATATTAGCTTTATCTTTACTTTTTAAGGGCCTATACAGTCTTTCTAGTCTAGGCAAACTGTGAGAGTCCCTACCCCCATTAAGAGCGAGAAGAGTCAAAAGAGAGGAATTAAGGTAGTTTTTGAAGAATTATTTAGAACTCAAAAGTCTGA